GTGTCCAATAATTGTTGTGCTTGTTTATTTATATTCTGGATACAGCCAATCAAAAGAATATCGTATAAATATAGGATAAGGACCAAAATATGATTACCGTAAAAGCCTATCTCTACCCAAATACTGCGGAAGTTCAAATTTTTGATCCTCGCATATTTACAACAAGGAATCGCCAAGTGTACAGCCGCCCAATCAAAGTTTATCAAGGTATTGATAATCCCATACAAGTCATAGTTAAAAATCAGGATCAAAAAAGTGTTGACTTGACGGGATCCACAATGACTGCACAAATACAAGATCCTACCAATCAAAAAACTATCAGTTCATATCCAATTACTTGGGCAAACATTCAGTTAGGCCAAGGTAATTTTACACTAGACCGCGCTACTATAGACAGTTTGGAAAACCGTTTCTACAAACTAACTTTCAGTGCCAACGCTGCCGGCACAGTTACTCCGGTGTACATTGATGACAATTATGGTGTTCCTTTGGATCTAGAAGTACTACCAGCGTACTATTCTACAACCCCGTAACAGTTGACGTAGTACAAAATATCCTGTATAATATACAGAATGTTGAACTCTATTCGCGACGCTGTAACTCAAATATTACCGCATAAACGTAAAACCAATTCCAGTTCGGGTTGGACCAGTTTCAACGGCGTTTGTTGTCCTCACAATGGCGAAAGCACAGACACTCGTGGACGTGGCGGATTAGTAATGAACGCAGATGGTGGTGTTAGTTATCATTGTTTCAACTGCAACTTCAAAGCCAGCTATGTTCCGGGTCGTCACTTAACATACAAATTCCGTAAGTTACTAAGTTGGCTAGGTGCAGACGAAGGTACTGTTAAGCGATTAGTAATTGATGCTATCCGTATCCGTGAATTGGTAGCACCTGAAACTCTAGTAGAAATAGAAGAAGCAGAACCTGTAAACTTTAAGGCAAGACCCTTGCCAGAAGAAGCACAGACATTTCACGCACTCAGTAATTTTTACACATTAAACAATGATCGTGATGTACCTAAAGAATTTCACAACGCGGTTCTGTACACAGCTGGTAGAAAAATAGATTTGTCTAGATACGAATTTTATTGGACTCCAGAAACACAATACAATTTAAACCGTCGTGTGATCGTTCCTTTTACCTGGCGGAATCAAATCATTGGATACACGTCAAGAACATTTGATGAGACTGTTAAACCCAAGTACCACTCAAGTTACGAACCTAACTATGTGTTCAACGTGGATCGTCAATTAAAAGACGCTAAGTTTGTTATTGTAGTCGAAGGTCCATTTGACGCCATGGCTGTAGATGGGGTAGCAGTACTCAGTAACGAGTGCAGTGAGACGCAAGCTGACATCATTGATAGCTTGGGCAGAGAAGTCATTGTAGTACCTGATGCAGATCGGGCCGGTGCTAGGTTAGTCGACCAGGCGGTTGAATTTGGCTGGTCAGTATCCTTCCCAGTTTGGCAAGAGACTCACAAGGACGTGGCATCGGCTGTGGAAGAATTTGGCAAATTGTTTGTTATCAAGAGCATTATTGAAGCACGTCAGTCGAACAAATTAAAAATTGAGCTACGCAAGAAAAGAATATATAATTAAACTATGGCAAAAGAATACACACCCGAAATACAAAAATTATTCTTGGAAATGATGATGCAGGACGCACAGAGTTTTGTGCGTGTGCAAAACATTTACAATCCAGAAAACTTTGATCGTACACTGAGAGATGCGGCCAAGTTTATACAGCAACACAGCGCAGAGCATAAAACTTTGCCAACCTATGAACAGATTCGGGCAGTTACTGGTATAGACTTGAAGCCAATTCCCAATGCCATTGATGGACATCAAGAATGGTTTATGCAGGAGTTTGAAGGTTTCAGCAGAAAAGAAGAACTCAGCCGTGCTATTCTCAAAGCCGCGGATTTGCTGGAAGAAGGTGACTACGATCCTGTGGAGAAACTGATCAAGGATGCAGTACAAATCTCATTGACCAAAGACCTAGGCACTGACTATTTCGATGATCCCAAAACACGTATTGACCGTTACTTCAATTCGGGCGGACAAGTGTCAACCGGTTGGCCAACCATGGACAAGATTTTGTACGGCGGATTCAGCCGCGGCGAGCTCAATATCTTTGCTGGCGGATCGGGATCGGGCAAAAGTTTGGTCATGATGAACATTGCATTGAGTTGGATACAGCAAGGACTCTCGGGTGTTTATGTAAGTTTAGAACTTAGTGAAGAACTGGTGGCCTTGCGTACTGATGCTATGTTGACCAGTATGGGCACCAAAGACATTCGCAAAGACATTGATACTACAGAACTCAAAGTCAAGATGGTGGGTAAAAAAGCTGGCAAGTATAGAATCAAAGCACTACCAGCACAAAGCAACGTGAATGATATTCGTAGCTTTATCAAAGAATATCAAATACAAACCAACAACAAGGTAGACTTTGTCATGGTTGACTACTTGGACTTGGTAATGCCAGTGAGTGTAAAAGTCAATCCCAACGATCAGTTTATCAAAGACAAGTATGTGGCAGAAGAACTGCGTAACTTGTCGCAAGAGCTGGGTGTGCTGTTAGTTACAGCGAGTCAGTTGAATCGTAGTGCAGTAGAAGAAATTGAATTTGACCATAGCCATATTGCTGGTGGTATTTCAAAGATCAATACTGCGGACAACGTGTTTGGTATCTTTACCAGCCGTGCAATGAAAGAACGTGGGCGTTATCAAATCCAGTGTATGAAGTCACGTAGCTCAACAGGTGTGGGACAAAAGATTGATCTAGAGTACAATATTGAAACCATGCGTATCACTGACCCGGGAGAAGAAGGACAAACAAGTTCAGGTGGATCAAAACCGGCGGCCAATATTTTAAATCAAATCAAAACCGGCAGCACAGTGACTGATGCCAAACCCTGGGCCAAACCGCAGGCACGAGAAGGATTTGACTTGGAAAACGCCGGTCCTACTCCGGGCAGTAGTGTAGAAAGCATCAAATTAAAGCAGATGCTGGCCGGTCTTAAATCTAAATCCGAGTGAACTTCAATAAATAATACTAAACTGGAGCTGAAATCTTGCAAAAGCGGGCCCGTAGTATTCTTGATGAATTAGATAACCTAATAGTACACAAAGATCGTGAGAATCTTGTGGAAAGCCGTGCCACCCACGTTATTCAGGGTGCTATCAATCTAATCAACTACATACGTGAAAATTACGACGCTGAACAAGCGGGGGAGTTGGAACGTAGATTAATTAATTCAATCCGTAATCAAGAGCCAGAAAAATTCAAGCGTGGTGTACGGAGAATGAAACGTGAAAATTAATGAAGTTATTGTAGAAGCACTTAACACTAATACTGGTACTCCAAATCCTGCTGCGCCAGCCAACCCACCGGCCGACGATAATCAAACACAGTGGACTGGTCGCAAACCAGCTGCACCAGCAAAGCCTGATTACAGTCAGAAACCTGGTGCTTATGCTACCAATCCCGGAACAACAGCAAAGTACAATGTTCCGACTGGCATCCCAAATCCCACTCCTGCAACTCCCGCTGCACAACCTGCCCCAGCTGCTCCAATTGATACAGCATATCAAGATCAACTTGATCAAAATATTCAGCAAAAACAACAAGCGGCAGTGGCTGCCAATCAGGCCAACACACCTGCACAAAAAGCCAAGCAAGGCCTAAAGAACTTGGGAGGTGCATTGTCCAAAGGTATCCAAGGTGCGGTCAAAGGATATCAACAGGCACGCAACACTCGTCAAGCAATTGATCAAGCAAAACAGGCCGGTGGATTGAATCTAGAATTAGAAACCAATGCAGCAAACAAATTTTTAGCACAACGTGGTGCTGTTACCAACTTAAAAGATCCTGCCACATTCCAAAAAGAACTGCAGGCGTGGGCCGGTAAGAGATATCCTGGACTTGATGTTGGCAACATAGATGTCAGCAAGGTAAGACCTGGCAACAAAAACGACGTGCAAAATTATGTTACACAGGTCTATAGTACCTATATGGCAGACCGTGCCAACAAACCCAAGACAGCGGCACCTGCTACCAAAACTGCCGCGGCACCTGCTGCAACACAGTCAACTATTATTGATCCTGCAACAGGTAAACCATTTGCACCTGCAACACAACCAGCGGCACAACCTGCGCCGGCCGCTACAACAGCTGCACCGGCAACTGCAGCTCCGGCTCCTGATGCACACGATGAAAAAGATATCAAACACGATATGGTACCTGGTATGGAAATTGTACAGCAAGAACCTATTATTGTAAAATACAAAAACAGAGAGTTTGGCCTTGATGACAATGGCCAATGGGTACACCTAGGTGGTACTAAAACTCCACACCAGTCATTCCAAGCTATGTTAGACAAGGCCGCTGGTTTCAGTGAAAGTTTTGATCCAGCTGCAATCTTAGAAAACAAATTGCGAAAGTAAAATGGAATTAAATTTTATCAATGAGGTCCTGCTAGAAGTCAAAGCAGCACCAGCACGTACTCCACATCCTGAAGATGCCATATTTGATGGCACAGCAGTCGCTGAACGTATGGTAGGTGCAATGGAATCTGTAATCAAAGATCCTGGCAGCCTGACAATCAAGTGGGATGGATTTCCTGCCTTGGTATTTGGTCGTAATGCCGACGGTCAGTTGACTGTGATGGACAAGTATATGTTTGACAAGCCGCACGGTCGAGTTACCAGCCCTGAAGATTGGGTACGTTACGATCAAGAGCGCGGCAAGAATCGTAACGATTTGTATCAACGCATTGCCAACATTTGGCCTGGTCTAGATCAAGCGGTGGGCAATGTACCTGGATACTTCTGGGGCGATCTGCTATGGAGTGCACCACTTCGACCAGTCAAAGGCCAGTTTGTGTTCAAACCCAATGTGGTTGAATATCATATTCCAGTAAAAAGCAGTCTAGGTCAACAGATAGCCGGACGCCAAGGCGGTATTGTGGTACACACTTATCTGGCCGACGAACACGCTAGACCACAACCTTGGAACGGGCAAGGGCTTGACTTTAATGCACCCACAGCAATTTTGACGCCCAGTGCCAATATCAAATTTACATTGGATGATCCTGTGCGTTTGCACAAAGCCGCAGTGAGCACCTTAAAGAAGTACAGCACAGTGGCCGACAGCTTTTTGGCCGGCCTAGATGACAAAGCACGTGCTGCGTTGAAACAGTATGCAAACAAAAAGATTACTGGGCAAACGCACGAAGAATTATCAGATTGGTTACAATCTGCTAATGTTACTCAAAAATTACGCAAGTTTTTGTTGGGTGAAAACCAAGACGGATACCTGTATCAGCACATCAACGGTGTGGCCGCAGTTTTTGCGATTTGGAACGCGGTTTATGCGTTCAAAGTCAATTTAACCGAGCAACTGGAACGCCAGGTACAAGGTATTGGGCAATATGTAAACGGACAGCCAGCTGGCGAAGGATTTGTATTCAGTACCCCAGAAGGCCCAGTAAAATTGGTACAAAGAACTGTGTTTAGCCAGGCATTATTTGCCCGTTAATAACAACCCGTTTTTTGTTCGAAAGCATAAATAATTATAGGTCCATTGAGACCACACATATTAAGGAGATTTAAAATGGCAATTCAGACACGTTATGCAGGTGATGCAAATGGCGTTAACAACGTTGACGCAACATATGATGGTACACTAGATACAGTTATCGGTTTAGGTTTAACAAAGAACCCAATCGGCTTAAAGATTACTTCTATCGGCACATTATCAGCAGCTGACTCAGCTACTGGTGGTATCGTTGAATCAATTCTAAAGCAAATCGCTATCGATTCTACTATCACAGCATATCAAGTTAGCTCAACTCAGTTAAGCGTTCTTTTAGAAGCTACTGGTTCTAACGATGCAACTAAACAAACTCGTGTACGTACAATTTCAGCTAACGCTGTTGTATCAAGCGCAGGTGGCATCAAGTTTGCTTAATAGTTTTTAACTATAACGAAGAAAGCAATCTTTATGATTGCTTTTTTTGTGGCCGATAAATACTAGCACTATGTCAGAATCTAATTTGTATTTTTTTCAAGGCTACAGTCTAGTAGACATCACTGCTACCGGTGTGGTCCGCAGCTCAGATCCTGACGCAGTAGAACGACATCAACAGCGCAACTGGGAAACAGTCATACAATGTATGAGCCTGCGTACTCAACCACAACATATACAACTGCCTACTGTGGTAGAAATTGAATTGGATCGACTGAGCTTTGGTGATTTCTATGAAGGCATACAGCAGGTATGGACCTGGCAGTGGGCTGTAGAAGGCAACGGAGTATACGACCTTCCAGGCAAACCTATAGGTGGATTGCAACAGGATTTTGAGCAGGTACCTATCATTACCGGACTTGCCGAAACTGCTCGATTTATGTTGCCGATATTTTATCCATATGGCACTATAAAAAACATATACTTTAGGCAAATCAATCCCGTAGCATAAATACTAATAGATGCTATAAGGCAACTATTAAGGCTCATATCACGGCACACACAGGCAAATCAACGCATCGCTTAACATGAAAAAAGCGAGGAACTATGTCTACAACTGACATCGAAAAGAAGAGTCTAGAAGCCCACGTAGAACTTTGCGCGGAGCGATACTCTGCTTTGGAGACAAAATTAATACATCTTGATGGTCGTATGGACAAATTAGAAGCCCATATTGTTGACATCAAGGATTCCATTGGCCGTGTCGGTAGCGACAGTAACAAAACTCTTATCACAATTGGTACTGCTATTTTTGTAGCACTACTAGCTGGTGTTTTTGGTTTAGTGGTACACCTCGTATCAAAATGAAAATCGTAGAATTAATTAACCAAGTACAAATTGCCTTAAATAATGAACAAGCTGATTTATTGGGACGTTTTCAACACGAACCCAGCATATTAAAAAACTCTCTAAATGAAAGAGAACAGCTTATAGCAAATCAACTAACGACGCAAGATATATTACTTCGTCGTAATGAAAATGGCAAGATCACATACTCAAAAAAAATACGCTAAAAAACCTCGTACTTCGGTCCCGAAGGAAATAACCAACGTTGCTGCAGATTATATCAAACATTGGACTTCTCGCGAGTTAGGCCGTATACAAAGCAATGAACCACGTCCAGTTTGTGTGCAAGTCAAAGACGGATATCTAGTGGGACTGTATAGACTCACTGTAAATCCCAACAAAACTTGCGACTTATTTGATGTCAATAGAGAACTGGTGCACCGTTTTGAAAGCAAAATTTCAGCAATTTTGTACGCTATTTACTTGACCAAACAACAGTATGCCAGGGCAGATGAAATACTGTCAGTTGATAGAATAATAAATAAATGTTATACAGATATGTTATGTTTACGTAATATTATTGAAAAGGCAAAAAAACAACAAGATTATGTAACAGTAGATACCCGTCTTCCCAGGTTAGAAATGGCTGAAACTCGGCTAAATCTTGCTCGGGACAGGATGACAAAAATACATAATATAGCTAAATACTACAAAGTTTGGGAATAAACAAAATGAGACTCTCTGAAATGCGTACCGAAGTAACACCACAAAAAATTAACAAAGTTATGGAAAGCCGCTTTGGTTTTTCTATTGACTATGACAATTTAACTTATGCCAAGGCACAGCGTTTGGCCAAAGCACTGGGTGAAAACATTCAATCAATCAAACGTTCTTTTGGCGCACACACCGCTGAAAAGAATCCAAAGTACATAGAACTTATGTTGGTCAAAGAAGGCCTGAACAAATGGCTAACTAGCGAACAAGGTTTGTTTGAAAGTGAAATGGGCAAGAGCGAAGCAGTATTGGCTGCCAAAGATATGGTTGACTCTGTGCAAGATATGTTGGAAAAAGTATCCAAGATGCAAAACGAACAGATGCCAGCCCTGGTAGATACAATTCGTGACCAAATCGGCAGCGAGCAAGCAGAACAATTCAAAGGTGCAATGGCTCCTTTACTAACAAGTTTATACCAAGCAGTCAGCACAGGTCGTGACCAAGCTGACACAGCAGTTCGTGGCCTAGCCGGCGAACAAGTTGAACAGCCAATGGATATGGGCATGGGCGGTGACACTGGATTAGATGCAGGTGCTCCTGCAGACGCCGGTGCTGATCTTGGTCCAGAACCAGAAAGCGATTTAGATGCTGATGGCGCTGATGGGTTTGATGCTACTGATGCCGCAGTTGGTGGTGAAGAAGAATTAGGCCGCGAGCGTCGTTAATGAAAATTCGTGAAATTGTTCTTGAGTCTCTAGACATAGTAGACGAAGTAATTGAGGACGAAGCTGATAGCCGCGGTGATTCAGCTTTAATCACAACACTTGAATGGCTTCGCAATGAAGCGCAAACCAGCGGTGCAGTAACTCCACGTGTCAAAGTTGATACAGTAATCGATCGTGTACGCGATATACCCGGCAACGAAGCATTTAATTATGCTGCCTTGGAAGCTGCACACGATCATAACGATACTGTAAAAAGTCTAATCAAAGACATCAAAGATGATGACAAATCTGGCTCCAAATATATCTATTTGTCTTTGCCAGAAAACACAGTTGACCCAGAAGATCCACTTGGTGCCCAAGGCGCCCCAGCCGGTGATCCCAGCAAAATTGTTTCCAAAATGGCCAATCGTGCCGCTTCTAAGTAATAAGCCTACCAAATTTGTTGACCAAAAAGGTGTAAATACTGTATACTAGTTTACTAGTGTAAAGGAGTCTATCATGAAAAAACTCGTTTTGTTGATACTGTTGATGTGTTCCACATTGGCACACGCCGAATACTGGCATCACGGTGGTGGCCGCTATTACTATCATCCTGGTTATGGTTGGGTAGCACCGGCTGTGGTAGGCGGATTGATTGTGTACGAAGCCACACGTCCTCCAGTGATTATTCAACAGCAACCAGTTTACATACAGCAGACTTATCCACCAGCACAACCAGTATACCCAGCACCGGCTGGATACCATTGGGAAGCCTTGCTAGACGGCACGTGTAATTGTTATAAAACAGTATTGGTACCTAACTGATGAAAAAGATATATTTTATTTTTGTATTATTAACAGCCGGCTCTGTTCAAGCTGCCGGTTTACAACAGTTGGTAGACAGCTTTAAAAAACCAGTTGCACCGGCGCCAGCACCACAGGCACCCAAACCACCACAGCCACCCAAGTCCCCAACAGGAAAATAATATGGCCTACAGTGACAAAGTAATTGACCACTATGAAAATCCGCGCAACGTGGGTTCGTTTGCCAAAGACGATACCAACGTGGGTACCGGTATGGTCGGTGCACCGGCCTGTGGTGATGTAATGAAACTTCAAATAAAGGTGGTAGATGGGATTATTCAAGACGCTAAGTTCAAGACGTATGGGTGCGGTAGCGCGATTGCAAGTAGCTCGCTGGTTACAGAATGGGTTAAAGGCAAAACACTCGATGCCGCAATGGAAATTAAAAATTCTCAAATCGCAGAAGAACTCGCACTTCCGCCAGTCAAAATCCACTGCTCAATCTTGGCCGAAGATGCAATCAAGGCGGCTGTAAATGATTACCGTAACCGACACAGCACGTAAAAAAATTCAAGCCAATTTGTCAAAACGCGGCTCGGGCGTTGGAATTCGTGTGGGCGTACGAACCACCGGATGTTCGGGTATGGCCTATACACTGGAATATGTAGACAAATACGAAGGAGAAGAAGGCATTATCAATTATGCTCAACCTGATTTTGTTGTTCTAGTGGATCTCAAAGACACCGTATATCTAGACGGTATGACAATAGATTATGTACGCCAAGGGCTCAACGAAGGATTTGAATTTATCAATCCCAATGAACGAGATCGTTGCGGTTGTGGTGAAAGTTTTAGAGTATGATAGTTTTCAGCGATAGTCAAATTATTGATCAGGATTGGTTACCACAGTTACAGTTGCCTTCGTACACCTTGTGTCACAGTTTTGACGAATATGCGGCCAGTGCAGATCCAGTAAAAATAGCATTTACTATGCAACGCCTACATTGCAACGAAGATATAAATTGTACAGCATATCAAGGATTTGAAGACAAAGTAAACAAACTCAGTGCTATCAGCCAATTGGTGTTTAGTTTTGAAAGTGAATTGCATCATTACCATTGGGATATGTGGGACCAATGTCATCACAACAATGTGTATTGGGTTGTGCCCGGGCAAGTCAACGATGCTCCTGACATGAATGGCCATATTGTTTTTTGGGGAGACTGGTTCAAAACAACCACGTTGTTGTATAAAAAGTTACCGGCACAGTTGAATCAAATTTCTTATACGTTACCCAAACCCAAATACTTTGATGCATTACTGGGCAGTCCCAAACCACACAGAACTTTTGTTGCCGACTCGGTCAAGTCTAACAAATTAGAAGATAAATTTATTATAACCTATGGTGGCAAATGGGACGACAACAGTTTCTATGCCCGCGATTATTTTATTTGGGAACCTGGTGTTGAAGTGGTCGGCAAGCAAGAGCCAGGTACAGCTGGTCCTGTGCGCTACTACGGTGTACACACTGGACTGAGTAGAGTGATTCCAATCTCTGTGTTTAACGACACAGCCTACAGCGTTATTGCCGAAACGGACCACGACAATACCCTAAGCTTCTACAGCGAAAAAACAGCCAAACCCATGATTGCTAGAAGATTATTTGTGGCCTTTACCGGATATAAATTTTTGGCCAATCTGCACAGTTTGGGATTTCGAACCTTTGATTCGGTCATTGACGAAAGTTACGATTTGATCAAGAACGACACAGAACGTTACACACAGGCATTTGAGCAGGTCAAGCGATTGTGTGCAATGGACCAAACTGAAGTGTACAACCGCATACAAGATGTGTTGGAACACAATTTCAATTTGATTATGAAAACTGATTGGACTGTGTATGCTGCCAATCAAATTACCAAATTGATCAACAATGCAACTTAATATAAATCCGGTACATCGTAATCTATTCAAAGATCCACTGACCTGGGACGTGCATTTGGATACCGGTTACACACAAGAGCAAGTACACAGTGAATTGGTTGCGCTTGATTGGAATTTGGCACAGCAGTCGGTTCAGCCTAACCGATTAGAAATGGGACCGGAGCCAACCAGCCCGTGTTTAAAAACAATATTGAATTATCTCCGAAGCCCTGAGGTTAAAAATCAAGTGATTGATCAATTGTACGAAGGGGAAATCTATTCTTACTGGAGCATTGATCCCGACGATATGAAACGTATCACTGTGTCGGGCGGTATGTTTGTACTGGATCGTCCGGGCTTTATATGTCGTAGACACGTGGATTCAAGAAGTCTAATTAGCACCGGAATGATAATGTTTGGCGCCGAAGACAATCCTGACCAACGTACATTTTTCTACAGAGACAACACAACCAAAGAACGTTACTGGGAATCCAGCAGCAAGTTTGAGCGCGGTTGGATCAATGCCAACTTACACAACACCTGGCACGAAGGTTACAACAACAGCACACAGGATAGATATTCTTACCTGTTTCATATCAGTCTAAAGATTTTCTAACCAATTCAGCCCAGGCCTTTTGTGTTGCAACAGCCGGATGAAATTGATCTGCTTGTAAGTCTTTGTTGGTCACGGCCATTTCGTAAATGCCATCTCGTTGATCATTGGTAAAAATCCACCGACTCCAGTCCATATCTTGCAACAACTGAACTATGTCGGGAAATTGCCCTATACCAAAGTCACCGTTGCGACTGAGATTGTTTTCGGTTCCCCAATAGTTTATGTAACTCATAAATTTATATTTGATATGTCGGCTTTCAAGAAATCCACGCAGTTTGATCATTTCCATTACGTTGATGGTGGCCAAACTCAACGGAGTGCTGACTTTGTACATTTCTCTAAACATGGTTTCGGCCACTTGATTTTTAAACCAAGTTCCCATCTCGCCACCTGAAAATATATAGCCCAATTGATTACCGGGTAACCTGCGATAAAATCCGTAACTGTCAAACAACTTTTCCCAGGCCGGGTCCTCCAACCCAGTTAAATAATCTAGTCTACTGACACCAGACCACATGACAGCTACACAATCATATTGTATACGTGGATTTGTCAATATGTGTCGTATTACACCGTCGCAAATGTATTGATTGCCGGCACCAGCTTCGCCAAGATTGTTTATGGTCCACGTGGGTTCCAGTTCTGCCAACTGTCTTGGCCAACATAAATTTGGACCACCTGGATATTCGGGGCATTGTGTAAAACTGCACCCGCTTGTTAGAATTTTCATTAAAATATTTATTGCTTATTAAAACGGAAGATGTTATAATTAACCTTATGCTTAAACCAAAATTTGACTATACACCTTGTGACAGAGAAACAATCAACGGCAAACGACATTATTGTTTACCAGACGGCAGCAAAGTTCCCAGCGTTACAACAATCCTGGACCGGACCAAAAGTGCAGAATCCAAAGCCGCACTGGCTAATTGGAAAAAAAGTGTCGGGGAAGCTAGAGCACAGCAGATCACCACCGAAGCTGCCAATCGTGGAACACGTATGCACAGCTACTTGGAGCACTATGTTAAAACTGGTGAAATGAAAGAGTTTCCAACTAACCCGTTTGCACAGCCTTCGTGGTTCATGGCTGCACAGGTTATCTTGGAAGGATTTGTCAAAGTCAATGAAGTATGGGGAGTTGAAGTACCGGTTTATTATAGTGGGTTATATGCTGGCACCACAGATTCGGTGGGAGTACACGACAACAAGCCGGCTATAATGGACTACAAACAAACCAACAAATTAAAAAAACGCGAATATATCACCGACTATTTTGTACAGTTGGCGGCCTATGCACAGGCACACAACAATATGCACGGAACCGACATCAAAAAAGGCGTAATCCTTATGTGTCAACAGCCTAAACAGCTGGAAGATGGCTCTTACGACACTCCTGTTTACCAAGAGTTTGTGTTGGAAGGCGCCGAATTTGATCATTATTGTGACGAGTGGAACAAACGTGTAGAGCTGTACTACCTTACTGCATAAATACATTATTATCATTAAGGTTACAGTAATATGGCTATTGTTCAAATCAGTAGAATTCAACATCGCAGAGGTCTACAGCAAGATCTTCCACAATTGGCTAGCGCAGAGCTAGGTTGGAGCATTGACACCCGTCGTTTATATATCGGTAACGGCACTTTGTCGGAAGGAGCTTCAGTTGAAGGCGTTACTGAGATTTTGACCAGCCAAAGTAATTTCTTAGAATTTGTCAACACCTATACGTTCAAAGGTACTGATGCCGGTTACACCAGTCTTACTGGGCCAACACAACTCAGTCCAGTACTGAGAAGTTTACAAGCCAAGCTGGATGAAACAGTCAGTGTACGAGATTTTGGTGCTACCGGCAACGGCATTACCGACGATACCAATGCTATTCAACGTGCAATACAACAAATTTATGTTTCTGACCTAAACGTTCCGGTACCAACAGTACGTAGAACTATACGGATTCCAGCTGGCAAATATGTTGTTTCATCGCCTATCAAGGTTCCGCCCAACTGTACCATTGTTGGAGATGGAAAAAACAATACTATACTGTCTAGTATCAATGGCACAGTATTTGTCACAGCCGACAACAAATACAACACTGGTGCTGGTCTTGGCACTGGTGGTGCAGTACTGCCATCCAACATCAGCGTCAGTAGATTGACCATAACAAAAACTGCCAACACCGTTGATCCAGTTGCAAGCATTGACAGCGCCACAAATATATCTTTTGATGAAGTGGTCTTCAATGGTGATGCAACTGTTGAACACTTGGTGGAATTGGCCAGTTCTAAAAATCCTTGCAATGCAGTCACATTCAATCGCTGTGTGTTTACCGGCGCAGTCAATGGCATACGTGCTGTTGTTGCCACCAGTACCAATATCAATGTCAAAAATAGCACGTTCTCTGGTCAATCAGGAACGGCTGTGGTAACTGATGCTAACTTGTCCGGTTTTGTTAGTGTAGGCAACGAATTCAATTCCGTGGCTCCATTCACCAGATTATACGGCAACAATTACAGCATCGGCGATCACGCCACAGCCGGAACTCCAGGTATCCATATGGGTAGCGCAGTTTATGGGCCTGGTGGAAATGTATCCTTGTCTGGTAATGCAGTGACAACTGTTACCACATTGACATCATCGGGAGTGGTTGATTATCAGTTAACCAACAATACCGACTATAGATTTGGTACTATCAAGTATACCATTGGCAACACTGGAACAATTTATTTTACAGATGAATACTCCGAATCTACCACAAACTTCTTGTCAGCCAATCTGTATGTTGCAACTGGTGGAAACCTTACCTGTTTTGCCAGTGGCGCAGCTGTCATAAATTTTAATATTAAAAACTTTTCCTAAACAATGTTTCAACTAAAAGCCGAGGACCGGTTGAGGTCCTGGCGTGACTTTCGATCCACGTTAGATTCGTTAACATTAGACCAAGCACTGGCTCGTACTGCTGAGTACTGGGCCCGCGCACCATTTGTGCCTTATCATTTGGATCCAGAATCCATTGATACCTGGCCCACACCCTGGGAATTGGTTGACGAAAATGTCTATTGTGACCTTGCAAAATGCCTGGGAATAGTTTATACTATGCTATTAACCAAGCATAGAATGGAACTGGACATAGAAATTAGAGTGTACGAAAACCCACAAAATTTATATGAGTTTAATTTAGCTTGGTTCAATCAAGGAAAATATATCCTGAATATGATTGACGGAGATATAGTAAATATCAAACAAGTCGAACAAACGTTGCAGTTAAAAAAAACAATTACAGCAGTACAGTTAAAACTAGAACAATATTAAGAGAAATCAATGACATCAATCAAAGTTACAAAGCGGGAAGGTCACACAGAAGACCTCGATTTAGAAAAATTACACAAAGTGGTATTTTGGGCAACACAAGGCATTACAGGTGTCAGCGCCAGCGAAGTAGAAATTAAAAGTCACATACAATTTTACAACGGCATTCGAACAGCCGACATTCAAGAAACCTTGATCAAAAGTGCTGCAGATTTGATCTCAGAAGAAACTCCCAACTACCAATACGTAGCAGGTCGATTGATCAACTATCACCTGCGTAAACAAATTTATAACGATTATAATCCTTGCTCACTGCTGGAATTGGTCAAACGCAACGTGGAAAGTGGATTTTATGATCGTGGTCTATTGGAAGCCTATTCTGAACAAGAGTGGATCACTCTAGACACGTACCTAGATCACAAACGCGATGAGAATTTTACCTATGTGGCCATGGAACAATGGCGTGGCAAGTACTTGGTACAAAATCGCGTAACCGGTGAAATATTTGAAACACCGCAAATGGCCTATATGCTGATAGCGGCCACTCTATTTCAATCGTACCCTGCAGACACACGCTTACGTTGGGTAAAGGATTATTATGATGCAATCAGTCTTGGAGACATTAGTCTTCCCACTCCTGTTATGGCTGGTGTACGCACTCCACAGAAACAGTTCTCCAGTTGTGTACTGATTGAAGCCGACGACAGCCTGGACAGTATCAATGCTACCAGCAGCAGCATTGTCAAGTATGTTAGTCAGAAAGCCGGTATTGGAATTGGTGCCGGACGTATCCGTGCATTAGGTAGCCCGATCAGATCCGGCGATGCTTATCATACTGGTGTTGTACCTTTTTACAAATTGTTCCAAAGTGCCACACGTAGTTGTAGTCAAGGTGGTGTGCGTAATGGTGCCGCCACCTTATACTATCCTATCTGGCATTTGGAAATTGAAGACCTTATTGTGCTAAAGAACAACAAAGGCACAGAAGATAACCGTGTACGTCATATGGACTATGGTGTACAGTTTAACAAATTGATGTATGAACGATTAATTTCAGGCGGGGATATCACTTGCTTTAGTCCTCATGATGTACCTGAAATGTATGATGCGTTTTTCAATAACCAAGAACGCTTCAAAGAGTTGTACGAACGAGCAGAACGTAACACCAAGTTACGCAAGAAGACCTTTAAGGCTGCTGATCTGTTTACACGTTTTATGCAGGAACGCAAAGATACTGGACGTATCTATTTGCAGAATGTAGATCACGCAAACACTCACAGTCCTTTTGATGAAAATGTAGCACCCGTAAAGATGTCAAACCTTTGTTGTGAAATTGATTTACCAACAGTTCCACTAAAGGATGTCAACGACGAGGATGGTAGGATTGCACTCTGTACCTTGAGCGCAATCAATTGGGGCAATGTAAAAAGCCCAAATGACTTCCAGAAACCGTGTGAACTGGCAGTACGTGGTTTAGATGCATTATTGAGTTATCAGAATTATCCTGTACGTGCGGCGGAACTTGCCACTGAAGAGTTCCGTCCACTAGGAGTTGGTATTATTAACTTTGCCTATTTCTTGGCCAAGAACGATGTCAGTTATTCAGATCCTGCTGCATTGGCCTTGGTTGATGAGTATGCTGAAGCCTGGAGTTACTACCTATTAAAAGCTTCAGCTGATCTCGCCGTTGAACAAGGTGCCTGCGGTCGTTGGAAAGATTTAAAGTCGTCGGCAGGTATTCTTCCTATTGACACACGCAAACGCGAAATTGACGAATTGGTACCACACCAAGAGCGTATGCCCTGGAACGAACTACGTACTCAAACACAAGCTACTGGTCAGCGTAATGCTACCCTAATGGCTCTAATGCCTGCAGAGACAAGTGCTCAAATTAGCAATGCAACAAACGGCATTGAGCCCCCAC